GGTTTGTATCAGAATTATTTATTGCATAGTATTGAACAATACTAGTAATTCCTTTACCATCACTGCCAGTTTCTCCATCTCTGCTAACACTATAAGCAACAGAATCAGGAATAGTAGTATCAGTATACTGTGTAACTGTTTTTGTCCACAAGTACTGACCTTGTTGTATTGAGCTTGGGAATGTAGTAGACCATGCAGCAGAATCTGACGGAGGAGTAGATCCTTGAGTATCTACAAAATAGTATATTGTAGAGGATAATATTCCAGCTCCTGACTCAGCATATATTGTTATAATGTGAGCATTTGTTTTCACATATCCACTAATGCTATAGTGTGTAACTTCTGCATTCCAAAGATACTTATTAGTTTCTGATAAAGTTATTGAAGATATATCATTTGTCCAACCAAGTGTTGTCCACTCACTTGCAATTTCAATATCAGTTGTAGGAGTTGTAGGAGTTGTTGTATTAGTTGTTGCTTTATACCAATCAACAACAGGCTGGTCAATATAATCAGAGTTTCCGTCCTGAACAATAACTGTAGGAGTTGACCACTCACCACTAGTAATAGTGTCAGTGCCTTCATAACTAATAGCTGTTGCCTGCACTACATAACAAGGATTTCCATCAGCAGTAGGAATACCGAGTGACCAACCGTCGGGAGATGCAGGAGAAAGTCCTCCTGTTGAAAATGTGTAAACTACAGAAGTAGTTGGTGCGGAAGGAGTTGTAGCCGACCTCTTATATAGCTGAATGGTTTTTGAATTGAAACCACTTTTTGTAAATAGAATTGGTGTAGACCAAGAAGAAGATGTAATGTCACCTTGTGATTCAACAGAGCTAACAGTTGCAGCTGTCATGTAAATCGGATCATTTCCAGCTGGAATATCAGAAGACCATCCTGTTGGTAAAGCAACAAACTGTTTAGTGTCAAAATCGTATGTTAGTGTTTGAGACCAATCAATATGCGTTATGTCGGAAGCGGATCTCTTATAAAGATAAACAATTATTGAATTGGCGCTAGTTCTTGCTACATTAAAAGTGTTTGTTGAAGTTCCATCCGAATACAAGACATATGTCCATGACCACAGATATGGATTAACATCTGTTGTTTGAGGAGGATTGGTATACCACACATTCTGTGCAGAAGTACTAGGATGTGTTGTTCCACTATTGTTGATTGCATACTTAACATAAGTATCAGTAATTGTTATACCGGATCCAGGGTCACCCTTTGCTCCCTGTATGCAAGTCATACTTCTTGTTGTAAGATCATTTTCATAAGTAACAGTTGTTCTCTGCCACATAAACTTTCCAGGCCAGAACTGTGGAGCCTGTTCAGACCATTGACTAAACTGGTCATAATGATCTTCATAGTTAGAAAGAGAGTACTCAACAACTACTCTCTTAACATTGTTTGTATACTTATCATTTAACTTTTTGATGGCCTCGGGAGTAACAGATCCAATCAAAGTATTTTCTGTAAGATTTGTATTTACATTTACTTTCAAAGAATCTGCATTTATATCGGTAGAACTTTCTGGCATGTTCTGTCTAAAAAGTAGTCCAATAATTACGGGAAGAGAAATATTATCATTTTCAAATTCAACTAATACTAAATCTCCCTCTTGATAAACAGGACTGCAACCAGGAAGTGTTTGAATAATAGCTGTATATAATTCATCGGTAGGAGTTGCTGTAGGATCAGATTTTATCTTGTTATATACAGGTATCCTGACCTTCATTGAATATTTATCTATTTTCTGTTCAATAATTGCCTTTTGAAGCATGAGATAGTATCTCCTTTAGAAAGTTCTTACCTTTATAGTGTTACTGTTAACAAAGAATGTTCCTGTTCCAGTTTTAACTTTTCCGTATTCATTATTTATTTGTTGGCATTGTGTATCGGAACTTAACTGACCAGCAAATCTTGTTAAGTTAGAATCAAAATAATAATTAGTAAATGCAGGACAGTAAACATAATCTATTACTTTATCTTTCCGTTGTTGAATCGCTGTAAGATACTGAGTGTTAATTATTTTTGGTTTCATATGTTAACTCTCCTATTAGAAGCTCCCACTAGAGCCCCCATGTTCTCTACCACTACTTGAATAGTGTGTAGTACTTCCTCCAACAGCTGGTTTTACTTCTGTAGTTGTAAAGACTAGATTATTGTCACCAGTAACTCTTGTTAAGGAAAGAGTAGTTCTATAACCATTTCTATCAACAACATCCTGCTGTTTTGTTATTATATACAATCCGCTAGAAATATGACGTTGACCATAAAATAAAGCGTTAACTCTAACATAGCTCATTAACATTGCAGGTCTTAATAAACCTTTCAAAGTTAATTTTGCTGTAATAGGGAATTGTGTCATCTGAGTCCACCAAGTCTTCTGTGCTTGTGTCGTCTTGTGATGAACACTTGAAGTCATAGCGTTTGGAGAATACTGTGTTGTAACATTACCATTGTTATCAATGTTATACACATAATCTTCCGTTGGTACTTCTTGTGAATATTTATACAAAAGAGCCCATGAGTTATTGTTTTCAACTTGGAACCCCAAAACATAATTACTAGGAGTATCTCCTACATAACCTGAGTATCCAACATCAACTTCATACACATCAGAACCACTTAATGATTCCGCAGTACAATCAGCTGTAACTTTAACAACTTTGAAATATGGTCCATTATATTCATTTGTTATATCGTCAACAATTGTTAGATGATATGTTGATTTACCGATACTAGTTTCTTGTTCTCCTGCAGAAGACATCTCTGAAACTAAATAGTTAAGATAATTTAAAGGACTCATTCCTTCTTTAGGCTCTAATTTAGTCTGACAATCGTCTCCTGCAATCAGCCTTCTAGCAATTGTTTTATTTTTCATCCCAGTAAACAGTTCTCTTAGCCCATACTTTTCAGAAAACAATATTTCTATTATCTTGTCACTTGGCTTGCATACTGTACCAGGAAAATTATATGACCTTGCTGCTAACTGTAAAGCATTACTAGTACATGAAATTATGTAAGTAATTCTTGAGTTTGAAAAATCTATTGAAGAATTTAAGTTTGTTATAATTGCTTCTTCTTCTCTAAAGATAAAGGAAGGAGAACTATAATCACCATAACTTATCTTTATAGTTCCATATCCAACACTACTAAATATCTTATCAAGTAGATTTGGATCTTGTCCTTGTTCGATTTGATAAGTCATGTTAATTGTGTACTGATTTACAGTTCCATTTATCTTTATTATATTTATACTGTCCATATAGTTAGGATAAGTTACTCTAACGCTATTTCCAGTTTTTCTATAACCATATGTACCAAATGTATAATCACCGATCTTAACAATGATAAATGGGCTCTCAACAAATGTTCCAGCACTTAATAAGCCTGTTGTTCTTTGTGTAGAAATATTTGTAGGAGTTTCTGCAATAGTAACTCTTCTTATCGTTTCTGATTCTTCAACCGCTCCGGCACTTCTCAGTTTTCTTTGAGCTGCAACATACTCCGCATAAGAACCATATTGACGATTCATATTAGTATCGTTGTTGAACTGTTGCTGAGTAAGTATATTTGGAATAATGTTTTTCCAATTATTTATTGCACCAGAAATTGAATTACCTATGTTAGAAAGTCCTGTCAAGAAAGCATCTTTAACTGCGGACTCTGTACTCGTATCTTCTTCACCAGAAGAATAGCCTGTAGCGGGATCTTTATATCTTAATACGTCCTGCCAATGAACAGCCATTCCGTGTACATTTGTGCTATAATAATCTCTTGTTTTTATACCGAGAGGAGTACACTCAACAATTCTTCCCTCTCCAATATACATACAGGTATGACCGTCTGCCCCAGCACCAGAAGTTCCAGGAGCATTCCAAACAAGTACATCTCCTGCCCTTAACCCTTCTCCTGTTATGATATTAACAAGGTTAGGAACATTCTTAAAGTCATGTTTAGTAAAGTACCGAGCCATGTCTCCAGTATATGAAGCTCCTGTACTAACTCCTGCTTTCTTCCACGCTGTAATGATAAAAGCAGAACAGTCATAAGAAGTTGGACCCCAACGATTCTGCATACTATAGGTGTATCCTTTATCGCATTGAGCAAGAGCCCATTCTATAGCTTTATCTGTAGCTGTTGGCTGTGAATACACGGGAGTAGTGCCCGCGGCACTATATGAAGCAGTATACCCACTATACTTATTGTAAAAGTTATAAGAAAAATTCCTTCTAGTATCGTAGTTGTATACAGCAGGTTTTTCATATTGAGTTAGAACAGCATCAGAAGCCGCACCAACATCATTTGTTGATTTTAAGATACTTTCAAGCGACCCAGTTGTTTTAATAGTATTATATGCAAAATTAAGTTGCGTATCTAGATCGCCAATTGAAGTGCCACGATGTTTTGCAAAGTCATAAAGATCGCGTTTTAATGACCACCAAGTCCATTGAGCTAGTCCGTAGCCCATCTGGTCGTTCATAAACCGATCTTTTGAATATGACCCATTGTCTACCTTTTTTGTGTAGTCACTATCTGACCAGCCGAAACCGTCTTGAACATTCTGAGGGTTAAGTCCACTTTCTGCTTGAAAGTTTCCCATCACGCCAGCTACGCCAGCTGCTGTATATCCTTTACCCTTAAAGAATGACCATATTTTCTGCTCTACTGTTTGATTTGTTGTAGTAACAGCACTAGCTCCTGAACGACCACTTCCACCGTCACCCGAATAAACTGAAGTATATATCATACTAATCTACCTTCTTACTGAAACTCAATACTTGACAAAATAGGTATATTGATTGATGTACCTTCAACAAGTTTAACAAACGGGTCATTCAATTTATTGAAGTCACATATGACCCAAAAGTATAAAGGAGTATTATAGAAAGCAAGAGAGATAGAATCAAGTGTATCATTCTTCTTAACTATATATGAAGTATAAGGAGTAGAAGGGTCAAGATGATTTAGAGTCCCGTATATGTATTTGTTATTTACAGTATCATAATAATACGGAAATGAACTGTATCTAGAAACTCTTTTATAAGTTTTGTATGTCTTATCTGTTAACTTATCCATATCTAATCACCACTTAAGAAATATTAGAATATGTAGAAAAAGGCGGGGCTGCTACATACAGATTTCTTGCAAGAGAAGTATTTAAACCTCTTGAGCTACCCATCTGAGCTGCTATTAAAGCATCATAAGGTTCTGTTTCTGTTACATTGAAAGCTACATCAACAAGTGCATACTTCCCATCACTTAACATAGGGTAACGATATGTAACACCAACAGCTCCAGAAATTACTCCTTTTATAAACAAGTCTTGTCCTAATCTCAGTGCTACTTGTGGAGGATTGACCATCTTCTTAGCAACTTCATATGTAGGAAGTGCAGCCGCTTGAATATACTTGATAAGTAAATCTGTATAATCATCATTACTTTCACTTTCTATCATAGCAGTACTAACACCATAATTAATCTGTTTCATCATGTCTCTGTGTAGATTGAAAGACACTTGTAACGAACGAGGACCAGAACTTGCATATGAATAAATGGGAGCCGAACGAGCAAGAGGAGTTGAAGGAGTAAAGTTTACATTCTGTGTATCAGTAACTGAATCTGCATATGCAGGAAGTAATATACATACTCCCATCGTTCCTCTATTATTGGGAACATGATATAGATATAGATAGTTATCTGGCATAACATATCTACTATAATGATTGTTAAATGGTACTGCCATTATTACATGTATCCTTTCATAATAGCATTTTCAACATCTTTGTCGACATACCCTGTAATATCAATCTTTCTTGTATGTCTACTCAGTAAATAATTTTCGTAGAGTAACCTTCTAAGATTGTTACTCCATATACCAGATTGTTCCATTCTACTTCTTTGAGCAATCTTTATATCAAGTGCAATTTCATCTCTAGAAGTAATTACATTCTCTAAGAGATATTCAACTAATCTATTTGAAAATGGACGCTGCTCTTTACTACTTAACTGAAGTAAATCAAGATTACTCAACATCATAGCGTCCCATTCTTTTGGAGTAATAATATTTTTCTCAGTGGTTACAACTCCGTCATGTTCAACATCAAGTTTTTCTTCTGAATTATATATCTTGGTGCAAGAAAGGTTTCTGTAATCCCCTTCTAGAACAATCAATGTAGTGTCTACTGTTGACATAAATTGAATCAGTAAGTAAAGATATCTTTCATTTCTCTGATGGACAACAGCATGAGAATCACCTTCGTGATTCTGAACTTCTACTACAAATGGTTGTTTGAAAGAACAAGATAATTCTCTATGAACGTTACTATAACCATTTCTAGAACAGAGATCTTTTGTTAAATCAAAAGACACCGAACCAGACCAGGCAGGAATCAACTGATTGTTTTCAAGATATATTGGAGCAATCATTACAGGAGAAGTTGAGTCTGCTGCTATTGTATACTGTTTATTGAACTTAATAGGTACAATAGCAACTTTATACTGTGAGTTATCTCCTTCAACTACTCCTTTATCTGTTACAAAATAACCTGAAACATACTCATTACACCAACAATTATAAAAGGGCATTAGATCTATATTAAAACAATCGCGATAAGTTCTTAAGTAATGTCCTAATTGTTTATGGGTATCTACATCATAGTAGAGATTATTTGACATGAACTTTTCTGTAAACTTAGGATAGTATGTACCAAATGAAAAGTGGTTAAATCTTTCAACTTCCGCATCTTCAGTAAATATACCACTTTTAGTACATCTAAATATATCACATCTATTTATATATGTAAAAGGAGCAAGAATATAATCTCCTTCTCTAACAGTGTCATACGTAGGGAGAGGAGTATTACAAAGAAGGTTCTTTATAAACTTACTTTCTATAGTGTTTGAAAAATACTGTGCCATCTATTATAACCTCCTCACCATATCCATCATCTGCATCATATATGTTGCATTATTTTCATTGGTTGGTATTGTTGACTGTATCTGTTGTAATAGCAACTTAACTCCTTCTGGATCTAACTGAGCAACAATATTATTTAACTGATTGAACGAAGAAGTTTCTAACTCTGCAAGTTTTACTCTTATTGGAGTTGATTGTGTTTCAAATAATTCTTTGTAGATCTCATTCGCTCCACTAGTAATTTCTTCTGTCAATCCGCTTATTGATGAGGCTGCAGTTGCAAGATTGTTTGCATTAGTAACAAGATTATTGATTGTACTAGTTGCTCCCGTAGTAGTATAGTAAGCACTAGAGCTAACTCCTTCTATAACAGGAGCTTCTGTTCCAAATGTACTTCCTGTAATTACAACACCGTCATAAGCTTCTTGTGCACTATTATAACTAGAAAAAGCAGATGATGTATGAGGACTTGTTACACCCACGATACCTTGAGAGTAATCTGTTCCCCTCATTGTAAACTCATCCCAAGAGAAGCCTTTTAATGTTTGATTACTTCCCATTCCTGTTGTTAATGCACTTCCCAAGGAACTAGAAATCGCATTAGATATATTGAAAGGAAGCGTTAAAAGATTTCCAATGGTACCAAGTATACCGAGAACTCCTCCTCCGCTTGTGTCAAACGAGAAGTCAAATAAACTACCGTTAGCTTCAGAGATGTCTCCAAGAGTTTCAGATAAACTTGCAAGTGCAGGAACTGCGGCAACTAACTTCACAATCTTTCCTACCATACTGTTACCAAGACCAAAGGAATCAAGCAATCCTTGAGCCATCTGAGAAAGTTGCCAAGTTACATATTGAGCACCATTCTGAGCGATATTCATACCCCAGTCAAACATAAAGTTATCAGAAATATTCTTAATACGTTCAGAAGTAGGAGTTCTACCAACAACTGTTTGCATCTGATTTCTTGTTTCTTCAACAGACTTACTATAATCTGTTTGTGAATTATATATGGCAGAAATATCATTCTGTGTTAAATTACTAGCAGCTCTTAGATCTGTCAGAGTTATACCAAGAACATCAGACCATTGAGAACGAAGAACTTGGTTCTCTGTTGTATTGTCTGCAATAGTACTTAAATAGTCTACCATTGAACGCATCAAATCATTTACATTTGAAGCATTAAGACCTTGTGTAAGTAAATCTGAATACGACAAGCCCGCACCTGTCGCTGACATATTCATCAAAACAGATAATGGCTGATTACTACTAAGAGATGCTACATTACCAGTTGCTAAAGCATTGATTCCAGAAGCGATTGTTTGTATTGCAGAATCTGAAAGACCTACACTGTAAAGAGAACCCAACCACTTTTCAACTGCATATGTAAAAGAGGTTGCTGAATTCTTATCCATACTAGCAATAGAATCCGTTAACGCTCCTAGTACGCTGTCATACATCTGGTTTAAGAAAGAAGTATCTTCAAACTGACTATTTAAGAATCTAGTTAACTTTGCTTCTGATCCTAGTTGAGACATTGTAAGATCAGCCTGTTGCACTCTTATAAGTCTTTGAAGCGTGTCATCAAGAACATCAAATGTTGTCACCATCTTATCAGAAAGAGATGCTAATAATGCTCTTTGCTCTAAGTTATAAGCAACACCTTGTTCCGTTAATCTTGCAATATTTGTCAAAACTTCTTTCTGAGAAACAAACCTGTTAGCACCTACTTGTTTCTGAACATCATCGGTTAGTTGTTTGAAGAAGCCTGTTAGTTCTTCTTCGCTCTGTAAACGAGCATCAACTTTGCCCATATACTGAGCCTGGAAGTTTGCAGATTCGGAAATAGATTGTCCAACTTTCTTTTCAATACTTCCGACAACTTCAAAGATCTTATTGAGTATCGTTGCTTTAACAGACGATGAGGAAAGTATACTCTGCCTATTTGCTTCTTTTGCAGAAGCAAAACCATACTGTGCCGCGTTCTGTTCCGAACGATAATTATAGTCAGTTTTCTCTCTAGCGATACGCTCTCTAGCAGCTGCTCGTTCTTCTTCTGTGCTTGCGGTGTCCTCAATTATTGCCTGATTTTCTTTAAGAATACGTTGATGTAATTTCTCATTTTCTTTCTGCTTTTCAAGAAAACCATTCGATCTTTTCTGAGCATTTGCAATTCTTTCTGTAAGAGTTGCTCCTTCTTCTTGGCCTTTAGAAATGTGTCTCTGTAACTGTATCTCTCTTTCTTTATAGCCATTAAGTAATGTTTGATTCTTTAACTGCTCAGAATATACTTCCTGTATTTCTTCAGCTAATCTTTGTTTCTCACCGTCAGATTCTGTCTCTTCTTGAGCCAGTTCTAGCATCCTTTTTCGTAGATCGAGCTCTTCTTTCTTTCCCTCAAGAAACTTAATATTATTTCTTGTAGCTTTTTCTTGTTCCGTAAGAGTCATCGTTGCAAGGGCATATGCTTGACGAGCTCTGAGCGATCTTTCAACTTCAGCTTTCTGCAAACTATCCATGTGTTTAGCCTGTTTTTCAAGCTCCGCAGTTAAAGCGGCTTCGGAAGCAAGATTGTCAGCTGTTATTCGTTTTCTATTATTATATTCTTCAAAGAAAGCATCTAAATCAAATGCCAATTATATCACCTGCCATCCGCTATCTCTTATTCCTCATAGCGGCTTCTCGTTTTTGCTTTTCAATCAATTCCTGTTGCCGTTGTAAATCTTCAACAATTAACTGCAACAGAACTTCTCTTTCAGTAGGTGTTATGTCCTTTGTATCATTATATGAAGTATGTGTATTCTTGGATATCAAATATCTTTCCTTTACTATATCTCTAAACCTTACAGGAGCATATAGTTTCTTATCTTTTTCAGATATCCAAAGAGGGTCGAAAAAACTCTCTGTCAGCACGAAGGTTGACAAAATAGTCAAGCCCACAAACATCACACATACAATGTAAAGTATTATCTATTCCAAAAGCTGTATTGGCTTTGTTCGCATAGTTTAGAATCATATTTGTATCTGCCATCGGAAGATTCTTTACCCAGTCCGTAATCTTTACAGGATTTACAGGATCTCCATCAATACTCTTTAGTAATTCTTGAATAGTGAATACTGTTGTATAATCAATATTCTGTCCTGTCTTCTTCCGATACTCTTTTGCATTGTACTGTGCTGTGTCAATCATTCTTGGGGTCTGTAGATAAATTTCTACCTTACTCTTTGTCATAGGAAGTTCAAATGAAAGACAACTTGAAACTTCTTTCTCGTCATATTCTTTCATCGGAAGTTTGGTCAAGTCAATCGTATCTACATTTCCACAACCACAGTAAGGACATGTAGTGCTAAGTTTATAATTATTACCATAAGTAACAACTCTTAGCATATAAAGTAAAAATCGGTAGTCCGCAAGACACATATCGCGACTGGAAATACTGCAGTTAGATACAATACAGTCGTCAATAATTTCACAGATGTTCTTATATGGCGAATCAGAATGAGACAATCTTTTCATCTCTTCCTGAGTTGTCATAGAACGAAGTGTGATGTCTGGGCCTACCAATTCGTTATACACTCTACCACCACTAGGTAGAGTAAATGTTTGATTAATAGTATAGTCTTTTTGATTCATTTGAATACTCTCCATATAAAATAATATTTAATTTAAGTAAATTTATCTTATATATCAGTAATTCAAATGTTATCTATTCAACTTTTTAGTTATCTTGATATATAAAATAAATAGGTAATCTATTTCTAGAAATCATAATAGGATATGACTGTCCCTATTATTCTATACAATATCTTTTTATTAGACGTCAGCGTCTAATTTAGCATGGTCATACTGAATAGTAGCTGTTACTCTTCTTGGAGCGTTTCCATTGTCGCTATCAAAGTCATCTTCTGACAGATTGCTAATCCAGCAGCCATAAAGTGTCCAGCTTCTAACCACTTGGTAATCTGGGCTGTACTCAATGAGTGTGCAGTTCTTCTTGTAATCCTGAACAAGACCGACCTTCTCAGTGATAACATTGTAAGAAAGATTCTGCCATGCCATTAAGTAATCTTTTGTTCCAGCTCCAATATAGTCGTTGACAACTAGGCTACCTTCTCCGAAGGAAGGAACACCAGCATACTTAAGTTCATTATTTCCTCTTCTAACACGAATGACTTCTTGTGAGAAGTGAGGAACAGAAGTACGAGTTACTGACATTCTAATAATCTCTTGACCTTTTTGCAGCTTTGTCATGTTAGTGTCATTGCTGCTTGCAGGTTGTAAATTATCAAAATCAGAAATGATAAACTCGAAGTTGTTTGAACGAGCTATTTCATACAGGTTAGGATTATCAGCTAGATTATATGTGCCAATAGCAAAGTTAGAAGAGATATCTACTGTACTGGGATTATATTTTATAGCCATATGATTTTATCCTCCTTATCCCTTATGCTACTGTGACATCATCGTCAGTCATATAGACTGTAATGTCAAAACTCTCAACAGCATAGATCGGATATATACGAATAGAAGCACTAATCTTTGTTGGGCTGTCAGAAGCATTTCTTAAGATTCTGTATCCAGAAATACCACTTCCTGAAACCATCTGGTCAAGAAGAGGAGTTAAGTATGACTTAAAGTTAGTCCAAAGAGTAGCAGTATTCTGTTCGTATAGCAGATTGATGCAAGCTGTGTAGATCTGTTTCTTAACATCGCAAGTTAAGTTACGAAGATTCAGATACGACATTGCTTGTAGACCTAATGTACCATTCTGTCTGAGTGTTCTGTTACCCCAAATGCAGAATCCATAAGGCTTAATACGAGTAATAGCATTTACATAGATACCATTCAGAGATGTACCAACACCGAAGTTCTGGTAAGCATCAGCAATTGCATTTGTTAACACCTCATTTGTGTGTAACTCAATAAGTCCAGGTACAAGACCTCTACTTACACCAGCAACAACTGCCCAGTTGTAGTTAGTTTGTAAGGACTGTGCAAGAGATGTGAGGTATGCAAAAGATCCGGGAAGTGGGAATGTTGAATAAGTATCGTTGGTGTATACTGTCTGAGGATATATACCCCAAGGAGTAAACATTGATGCGTAAGCTCCGTTAGTAAAGCTATTAGCATAAGTATTATTCAGTGCATATACAACAGAAGTTGTATCCGAAGCATTTAGTGCTCTACCAGGATTGTCAGTATGGTCAATAAGTGCTACTGCGTCTCCTCTTGTGGCACAGATATTTAACATATCCATCACGATGCTATTGCCTTCATATTCAAAGACAGGATATCCACCAGAGGTCAGATACTTGAAATCAAAATCTCCCTTGCTGGTAAGATTTGTAGAAGTAGATGCAAATAATGTAGCAAGCTGACCGTAAAGATCAGTTACGCTCCCAGTAAACTTACCATTTGCATTAATCTGAGCATTAGTATTAATCTTACAATAGATTACCTGTAAGCCTTGAGATAAAAGTTTTGCTGCATAAATCCAAGAAGGATCAGGAGATTCAGCATCAAATAGATTACCAGTAGTTGGAATAGCGGCCTCTGCAAATCCGTGACCTTCACCAAAACCACTGTACTCCATTGCAGAATTGAATAGTACGGGATAAGGTCCGAAAGTAGTAATGAACTCTGAAAGTGTTGTACAGGTAATAGGAGTGAACTGCTCAACGGTTGTCACGGAAGACAATCCAGGAATAAAAACAATGTCAGTATTTGAAAGAGCTTCAACAGATTGAGTTAAATCTCTTTCAGAAATATTTATTCTGAGTGCCATTTATTGTCTCCTTAATCTAAGTTAATTGTTTCTTTAGTAAAAGTAACTTCGTCTGGATTTCTAACAAATAGCACATTTGAGTCTTCAATAGACAGATTGTTTGCTACACGCAGATCCCAGAGATAAGCGTCATCTATATTGACTGTAACGGATAATCGTGTAAACTGTCCGTTAAATAATTTAGCAGAAGTATTTGACGTATCCATTACATCTGAAGTTAATCTAATAGTTCCATTATGTTCAAAATTAATGTCTCTATAAGGTATTACTATTTTTAATGTTGGATAATTGATAATATTAAATACAAGATTTCTCATATACATATCAGCTTCTTTTTGATATCTACAGATGACATCAAATTGATACTGAATGTTAATTGGAATCTGAGCTAACATCGAAGCTGTGTCTTCTCCTTGTATAACCCTTATTCCATTATAAGTTGTTGGTTTCTTGTTTGGGTTTATTATCGAATAACCTTTTGGTCTACTTATTGTTAATAGTGGTAATGATATTGGCTTGTCACCATTCTCATCGGCTATTACTTGAAATAAATCTCTAATCTCATCTACACCGTAAACATGTAACTGTGTATTCTCAGTCCA